GTCTTGACCACCAATATCAGTGCGACGAGGCGCAACAGCGGAGCCGCCCCGACGCATCTTCATCACTCTGTCGATAGGTTCAAACATTATTTGATTTGTACTTTTCTTGGATTACCCATGTATGCAGCGCCCATACCACGAACTGTGCCACCAAGACTTAGCTCTTTAGGATTGGGTTTTGTAGGCTTTTTCTTTCGAGACTCTCCTACTCGCTCTAATATTTCAGGACTGACTTCTTCTTCAAGAAGAGTTCTTCGGCCTTTCAACATAGCCTCAACTTGTCGCTTTAATGGCACAGGCTCATATCCGAGCTTTTCAGCCATTCCCGGATACATCTGTTCCATTTTTAACTTTGCCTTTTTATCTTTAACTGCTTGCTTTGGAGTTTTAGGAAGAACTTTTGGTTTTTTTACTTCAGTCATGGTTGTCTCCAATACATTTGAGCCGCCGTCTCTGCGTCTTCGTCCTTCATTTATAAGCTTTTTTGCCTGATTAGTCGAGACACCAATGTCTTTTCCAAATTGTGCTGCTCTGGGTCGTACCATTTTACTTCCTGTTCATCCAAGCTGTGGTGCCCATATAGGCCCCAACGATACCCGCGCCACTAATGTAAAACAAATTACTAATGTCGCTTAACGCTGTAACCCTGTCCAAAGGTATAAAAAACATAGCTACAGTAAAAACACCCATACTAATCAATGTGTACCTTGCCATACGCAACTGCGCCAAATTCTTGCGTAGCTCAGTCTCAGTCTGCCTGATCTCTTTAGCATGTTCAAGCTCATCGTCGGTAACTACCCCGTCGCCATCCATATCGTATTGGTCGTAGTCGCTGTTTTTCTGGAGGCGCTTTGACATCACTTCTTGCCAAAAAACTTAGTCGCGGCTCTTGTTCCAAAACTAGCTGCCACAATAGTTCCCAAAGTATACTGATAGTAATCCGGCATGGACTCAAGAGCGGTAAAACCATTCGTCACTATCTCCCTGCCCCAGTCTCCACAGAATGAGAGTATAAGCGGAATCGAGAACAAAATTGTAAGCCACTCGTCTTTCCAGCTATGTGCAGAAGCATCAGCCATTTTGAGATCCCAGTCAATCTCTCCGGTGGCTTTCTTCTCCATAATCGTTGCTTCGGCCTTGGCCTTGGCAACCTTCGCACCAGTCACAGCCTTCTTCTCTTCGACTTTGCCTTCAAGCCATGTACCAGCCAAATTAGCTATTGGTCCTAAAAACTGAATCATTCGTCCTCCAAGATTTCTAAAATCTCGCCAGCCTCAAGTCTAACCTTTAGTTGTTTACATGACCACTTCTTATCAAAGTCCACGGTGTGCCCGACATTCCTCTTTATTTTGCGACGTATGTTCAGACACTCAGACAGGTTTTTATAAGGTGTATATTCTATGCGTTCTGACCCCACCATCAAGAGCAATACGAATGTCATCTCAATCATTGTTTGTCAATCTTTCAATGTTGTCCTCTATTTTGGTCAGACGCCTGTCGTAAAACTCTAAGACCAGTTTTTGCTGTTGGTCGTGTGGGGCGTTACCACTTTCAATATTTTCTGCCAACTTTTCTAATTCACTAGACAAGTGTTCGATCATCATAAACTGTTCTGAGTCGGCTGGCAAACTACCCATCTCACCTCTAGGCCACTTGATACGGAACTCTGTGTTCATTCCCAAATCTGTTTCCATCAGAATTATCTTATTCTCAATGGTATTAAGACGCTCAATAACCCCAAAATACGCCCATGTACCAACGGTTGCAGCTATGAGCAGTGCAATCAAGTTGCGAATGGGCATAGATAATTCGGTGTTTTCGTTGAGTTTTGGCATCAGTCACATTACTGTCCACGTTTCAAATCAGCCTGCGTGTTGATACGATAAACATTCACATCGTTTCTATCACCAGCTATCTGTTCTTGCAGAGCCTGACGCTGCATAGCCAGATCATAAGCCTGCTGTAACTTGGCCTGATCAATCTGGAAGTCCATCGCATCGTTCTGCATCTTACGCTGTATCTCTTGCGTATCGTTCTGCAATTCCTGCTGCCGGATCTGAACCAGTGGATCAGGTGGTGTCTGAGGCTTGAGCATGGGAGCAAGCTGCTCCAGCGTCGTTGCAATCTGCTGTGCCACCGCTGCTTCTGCTGCATCAGGATTGATCTGTGGAGGCTGCATTCCTGCTGCCGTAGCTTCCTGTATGCCCTTATCAAGCATCTCCTTGATAACATCACGGGCAAATATACTGACATGCTCTTGTATGTGAGCCTGTAATATCAGGAATGCCTGCGGGTTGGCCTGTATGGCAGGCGACTGAATCATGGCAACGTGCACACGAATATGCGCCATGCTGTCCTGCTGCGGGAACACTTGCAACTGCTGACCCTTCAGAGCCAGAGCGTTTTCTGTGGCAGGATCCTTTGGTGCAGGTGGCTGTGGTGGTGGCAAGATCGAGTCGATGTTCTTTACATCCAGTGCGTCATACATCCGGCGGTAGGCTTCATACAGATTGTGCATCTGCGGTGCAGCCTGTGCCAGTTGCAGTTGTGTCTGCGCCAATGATAGCCTCTGCGCCATAGAAAAAATCGACGGGTCGGAGACAGGGAGGATATCTACACGCCCGTCGAAGTCCTGTGCCATGATAGCAGGGTTGATGTTTGCCCCGATAGCATATGGATACGGCATAGGATTGTTCTGAAATATCTCAGCCAGCATGCGAAACTCATTCTTTTGAGCGTAGTGCAGCCGCTTATGGATACTTGATATTACTTTTGATCCCTGCTCGATGAGAGCCACTGTAGTTCCCACGGGAGCATTGGAGTTGACATCTGCGACTTTTGTGTCCGTAACCTGTGCAAATCTTCTACCCGAATCAACGACCACCCCAAGTAATTGAGCCAGCGTTCCAGAAGGCTCCTTGTAAGGGAGTGGAATAATAGCATTCCTAATATCGCCGCCGGGAGCATCAAGATCACGAAACTCACCCGGATTAACAGGCTCATCGTCATTCCTGATACGAACACCACGGGCTTTGAAACCACCCGGTAGATTCGAGAGCGTACCAGCATCGATAAGCTGGCGGAGTATAGACGTTGCAGCACGGGACAGCCCTCCTATCATATGCAACAAACCAAAGCCATAGAACCCAAAACCGGGCAGAAACTTGTAATGTACAAAGTACTGCCGCTTGCGACGGAGCGGATCCTGCTCACGAAAGTTGCGTACTATCGAGAGAACTTCTCCCGAAGCTTCGTCCATAGTGACGATATACGGTAGCTTGATACCTGTGTCTTCGCCCATTTCATCTTTGTCTTCAAAGCCTTCAAGATCCAAGTCCACATGGATTTCAAAAAGCGTAAACATTTCGTCAGAATAGCCTGAACGTAATCCCTGAATTTCATCACTCTTGCCACGGATTGTTGAATCAGACTCGTCATCTTCGCTTGGAGATAAATCAACATCCCTATATATCCCTCCTACTTGCATCTTGCGGATTTCGTTCTCACTCATCCGAACAACATGAGTGTACCGCACTGCTGTCCTCAAATCAGACGCATGATACGGAACAATCAGATCTTCGGCAGGAACAAACTTCGATACCGCCCTCTGCTTTGTTTGATCAAAATAAACTTTCTTGAAAGTAGAACCAGTAATCGGCAGATAGAATAACATCTGATCCGTGTCCTGATCGAACTCCTCCATCACTTCCGTAATCTGGAAGTTCATGAAATCCTTCACACGTTGAGCCTGCTCCTCAACCATGCGGTTCTGCTCACCCAAGATCTGTGTCTTTACAGGACCGCCCGGTGGCAACATCTCTTTGTAAGCCTGTGCCTGAAACTGCGTGATCGCCTCCGATAACACAGGGTGCGTCACACCACTGGCACCCATGAACGGCTCAGACCGCTCCTCATAATTGATCCCCAGTAACGTCAAACCCTTGGATATGGACTCTTCCCAGTCAGAACGACCTTCTCTGTCCTCATCAACCAATCCCCCAAGATCAGAGGACAAAGAACCAAGCGTAGACTGATCAAGAACCTCGGCCAGATTTGCATTGTGATCATAGACCTCGGCCTCAACCTCAACCTCAACCATCTCTTCTGCAC